GGAGACTCTATCTCATGTCTAGACCAATGGTAGAAAGGGCACCGGAAGTTAAAGAATTCCATAAGATCCCGAAAAATCTAGAAAAACACGAGGAATTATTTCTTAAGGCACAATACCTTAAGAATAGAATCTCTGTTCTTCAGAATTTTGGGGGTTGCGAACGGCTTCTTCCTCATTTTGAGGAAGAATTAGGTAACCTTGGGGTAGAACCTACCCTTACTGACAAGCTAGCTAAGGCAGAAGCCAGAGCAGAAGACTTACAGAAGGAGATTTGGGCTCTCCAAGCCAGTATCAATTGTGAGAAACAATTGACCCCGTCCGCCCTAACAGATGATGACATGCCCGACTCTGACTTTTATGTCAAAGCCGAATCTGCACATCAACTGTTTGAGACTTTCCCAAAACTTAAAGGAAAGTTTGGATTCTTTAATGATGATGCCCTTACATCATTGATGTATGATGGTGAGATTAGAATCTACTTTTCTAAGCCAACCTAACACTTAAGGGGGAGCTCGTCGCTCCCCTGATGTATTGGCAACCTCAGAAAGGAGGTCACCCAATGTACCGAATTTTCGGTAGTCATCAGGGAAGTGTTGAGTTACGCCTTTTGACAATTGGCATCCCACGTATGTATATTCGGCCATTTATGGCTGAATTACATAAATGGGAACTCAATTCAGGTGTGGAATGGACACTTAAGAGGTTAAAGTCTCTTAAAGTGGACCTATTCCGCCGTCAATCTGGCCTGGAACCTCTTACCTGGGTTCGCAAGAACCGATCAGGAGACCTTTATGGTGTCCTTGGTAGTTTGTTCCGTTGGTCAGATAAGTCAGAGAAGAACTTTGCTAAGGTAGTTCAAGCACTTATGTGCTACTCCTTAGTACAGTTCTCAACTTTGACTGACGATCAGAAGGAGAAGTTCCTATCAGGAATCATGGCCGATGAAGTTTTCATCGATCACGGTTTTCTGAAAGAATTTTCTTCAACTGTTACCAGAATTGTTGCTCCTCGGACCTTATCTAAGGTTCGACCCTTGGTTACATACCAAGGGTCTCTTACCAAAAAGGCTCCTCGCCTTTTTGGTAGGAAGTCAGTTCCCCAGGATGAGAAAGTATTGGATGATCTCCAATTCTTTAACACAACTGGAGGACTTAATCTCCTCTGTAAGTATCCAGATTTATATCTGGAACAGATGGAGGGATTATCCAGGAAGGATACCTATGAATTTATGGTTCACAACCATAATTCTCGTGGTTATCCTTTACCAGATTCTCCTGTATATGGTGGAGAAATCCACTTTCTACAGGAACTCGGAGGAAAGCTGCGTTCAATCGCATCTCCCCTTCGAATCCATCAGAATGCACTGACTCCTTTGTCAGAGTCACTGTATTCTCTTGTTGAGAATCTTCCCTGGGACTGTACCTTCGATCAGTCCAAAGCCGTTCCTTTCATCCAATCGCATTTAGCGAAAGGAGGTAGGGTCCACTCTGTTGATCTGTCTTCAGCGACAGACCATTTCCCACTCAGTCTGCAAATGGTTGCACTTCGTGCAATTTTTGGAGATTGTTCCTCTGTTAACCTCTTTGAGGAGATTAGCCGAGCGAGTTGGAAATCACCATTAGGTGATCTTAAGTGGAAGAAGGGTCAACCTCTTGGATTATATCCAAGTTTTGCCTCTTTTACCCTTACCCATGGTCTTCTTCTACGACACTTAGCTGGTTCTTGGCAGAACCAATTCTTTGTTGTAGGAGACGATGTTGTCATCTTAGATGACAACTTGTATACTTCGTATACATCCATGCTTGAAAGGATGTCTTGCCCTTGGTCTTCAGATAAATCATTATCTTCCAATCGAATTGCTGAATTCGCTGGAAAGATAATCACTTCATCTCGGGTTATTCCCCAAATGAAGTGGAGAACTCTCAGTGATGAGAATTTCTTAGATATCTGTCGACTATTGGGAAGACGAGCCTATTGTCTTCTTTCCAGAAGGCAAAAGAGAGTATTTAAGGCAGTTTCGCATTTATGTGAACCTGTCGGTCTCAATTTCTCAAAGCCAGGTGACAACCTAGCTAAGATGATTGAACGTACTCTTGATTTTTACCAACCTGAAAAGGCGGTGTTAGGTTCCTTAATGGGCCTAACTGGAAGAATAAATCGTATGATTTATTCTTCTAATGAATCTGCTTCATCGTCGATGAATCAGATTATTACCACCTTCGACGAGAAGGTGAAATCAGTATTGTCTCAAACGCTTTTCTCCCGATGGGCATCCTCAATGTCCATCTGTTTGGAGAGCCTTGAGACTCTACCTTCGGCTCTCGACTTGTTTCCGAGATTACCGAGTAAAGTTAAGCAACCCTCACGGGTTACTACCTTGATTCGGTATGAGCGCCTCTTACCAAAAGAGTAACTCACACGTCTCGAAGTAGGGGCACAGCCCCTACTTCCCG